AGAACAAGATTCGAGTTCTTGTTGATACTGGCCAACTTGAAAAAGCATTGTCAATGATTGAGGCAATTGGTAACACTGAGAAATTCAAGAAGTTGTATGGCAATGTAAGTGATCCGTTTGCGGCGATTGCTGGCGCAGGACAATTTGACTTTTCGGGTTTGCAGTTTCGTGCTGCAGGTGGTCCGGTGGTGTCGGGCAACCCTTACATTGTGGGTGAGCGTGGCCCTGAATTGTTTACGCCTGGCACGTCTGGAATGATCACGCCTAACGGTGCTATGGGCGGTAACACGATCACGGTCAATGTGAACGGTGGCGACCCCAACAGCATTGTCAGAGCGTTACAAGATTACGTGCGTCAGTCGGGCCCAGTGCCGGTCAACACTAGGGCCATGTAATGCCGAAAATTAGTTGGGTTTTAGAGCGAGAGACGCCGACGGTTGTGGATGTCACAAGTTCTGTTTTGTCGTTTAGTTATCAGCAAGGTAGACGCAACTACCTTGATTCCTACTCTGGCGGCATCTTGACTGTCACTTTGAACAACCAAACGAATGTGGCTCAATACTTTGGTTTTAACAACGTATTTAATTTAGAAGAACCAGTGACAGGTTATAGATGTAGTTTCTGGGTGCAAAATGTTGTCTTCAACGATTACCCCGGCAACACAGGTATGTCAACAATAACCGTGAGCCTTGCTGACGTGCTAGCCCGCAACGGGCGCAATGTTGTTACGAATGTGTCGCTTGCGCAAAAATCAACATTGAACCAACTTGAAGATCTATGGAGAACGAGTGGTTATCAGATCGGCGATGTTGCAAACTTTGGCGCTGGTCAATCTGTGGCAAGCGCCCAAACCTATACGGGTTCAGTTTTAAACTATTTTAATTTGATAACCAGCACTGAAAAAGGTGGCGTCCGCTTTCAGGGTGATGTAGTACAAGTCATTGCTCGAAACTTTATAGCTGATTTTGTGTCGGGTTTTACTTTTACACGAAACAGCCCAACCGCTTCAGCCATCGCCTATCAAACGCTAAACCACAACAAGGCTGGTCTGAACTTTATTAACAACGTGACTATTGCGCCACAGGGTTTAGCACAACAGACCGCGACAAATAGCGCGTCGTTTACGGCCTACGGCAACGCTCAAGAAACGATTACTACAGTCGACGCAACGACAACGCAGGCTTTAGGGCTTGCTCAATGGTTAGCGTTCAGCCAATCTAACCCAGAAACAGAATCTTGGTCGGTTGGTTTTGTAGATCTAATACAAAATCAAACAGCATTGAACCAATTTCTAGATGCTTTTATAGGTAGCGTTAATCAAAATCTAATCTGGGATTTGGTTTACCGTGTACCAGGTGCTGGTTCAGACACAACCGAATCGGTTGCGATTGAAGGTATTGCTGTCAACGCAACCCCTGAGCAAACTACTTTTGAAGTATTTTTTAGCCCAACAACGTACTACCAGTTTTTTACGCTTAATTCATCAACTTTAGGTATTTTGGATACCAGCCGGCTCGGTTGGTAAAGGAGAAAACATTATGGCTACACCTAACACAACCTTTTCGTCGGGCGCTGTTCTGACAGCAGAACAGGTTAATTCGTTTCCGTTTGGTTTATGCGGATTACAAACTTTAACAACAGCGTTTGCAACATCAGCAACCCATACAACTTTTCAAGACACAGGCGCTACTTTAACTATTACAGAAATTTCGGGGCGCAGATACAAAATTACGATGTTGTCAAACCCGTACCCCAATGGCGGATTACAAGGCGTCAGATTCAAATTACTTCGAGCAGGAGTTTCCTTACGCGAAAATCATTATTCATCAACTGTTATGGATACAGGAGTTGCATTACCAGTTGTCATCCAATTCGTTTATACATCTGTTGGTTCAGGAAGTGCAACATACAAAATGCAGATGTCTGCCCTTTCAACAAACACACAAGTTACTGATTTTGCCGATGCTTCTTTTCCACGACAATTTATGATTGAGGACTTAGGTAAGCCATGAAACTAAAACTTGAAAACAATTTAGTAGACAACGAAACAATGATGCGCCACCACCGTGACCGCCTACTTGCCAAATCTGACTGGACACAATTACCAGACGCAACCGTAGACCGTGAAGCATGGGCAACATACCGCCAAGCATTGCGAAACTTCCCAGCAACATGGACACCAGGTCCCGAAGCCGACTTCCCCGATACGCCATGAAAACCCTTATCGCTGTTGCCGTGCTCGCCATAGCACTAATGGTTGTCGTGACAAGTTGCAACGACAGAACCATGAAAACACTGGCCATCGTTGCAGGTCTCGCCATCGCGCTAGTTATTTGGATATGGGCATGACCTTTAACCCATCCAAAGCCCTCATCGCCCTAGTAGGTCTTATCTGCATGACCGTACTCATCGCAGTCGGCGCAATAAACCAAGACCAAGGCTTACCAATCATCACCATGATCGTCGGTTACTCAGTCGGCAACGGCATGGCAGCACTCACCAACAAACCAGTCGAGCCAATTATCCGCAAAAAGGACCCTCAATGAAGTTCCCTGTATTGCCGATCATTATGCCGACAGACCTCAAAGGTCAAACAAACGGCAAAGTAAACAAAGCAGTACTGCGCACAATCCAATCCCCAGCCGGCTTACTAGAACAACACGCTGCAACAGCATGGAATTGTTTACAACTAGACGCCTACTTCAACAAACTGACATTAAACCAAGTAGGCGCATATCGAACCTATGCGCAACAGCTCGCAATGTTTAACGAGCGTTACTCGACTACGGACGGTGGCCGTGTACCTCAAGTCATCCGCATATGGCAGGGCAAAAAATACTATTTGAAGCCAGGCAAAAGCCCGAGTGCGACACCAGGCAACAGTGACCACGGTTGGGGACTCGCAATAGACGTTGCTAATTGTGGCCTCAACTCACCGATCTGCAAATGGTTACTAGGCGACGGTTTCTCTACCTGCAAAGCTCTCGAATACGGTTTCACTTGGGCTGTGTCAGACCCGACGAACCCCAACTTTGAGGCATGGCATTTGCAGTATGTAACTGGCGACTCATGGACGCCTTCAGTACAGCGTGCCATTGAAGTTTTCCCCAACCTAGTAGCCTGAGTGACTTGACACCTGCCGACTAGAGTCGGTAGACAGTGCCCGACTTCAAAACCCGACTATGGAGGAATCATGAATCTAAGACGTTTTCTAGGGCTAAGCCTTTTCACTTATCTGATGTGCGCTGCTTTTGCGGTAGCAGGTCAGAAAACTACCGAACCAGAGTTCCAACCCGAAACACCGTCCACAATCGGTTTAGGGGACTTAACGCCCCAACAGCAGGAAGATCGGATAGAGGCGCTCACAGAGCCTTCTACGACCGTCTCACAGCCAACCACAACCCTTGCGCCCTTCAACCCTGAGACCAAATGTCAAGAATGGTTCCAGACTGCCATTTCGGTCGGCTGGCCCAACAACACAGAAACACTCGAGAAGCTCGGTCGCCTGCTCTGGAAGGAGACGAGGTGCCTTAATGTGACGCCCTTGTCAAGTGACGAAAACTTAAGAAATGCCTTTAATGGTTCGGATCACGGGATTGCACAAGTGAACGAATTGCACACCAATTATGTAGAGCAAGTGTTTAATATGCCCTTTGATGAAGCCATGAGCGACCCGACACTTAACCTCAGGTTTGCTTACCTGCTGTACTCGGAGTTAGAAACAAAAGGATCGTGCGGTTGGCAACCGTGGAAACTGTGTTAAACATCCACCGACCCGACTGGCAACGACAAGCTGCATGCCATGACCTACCACTAGAACTGTTCTTCCCATCAAGCGGTGTTGAGTCATTTCGCAACATGAACGTGATCAAACCGTTCTGCGACAAATGCCCAGTGCAACCACAATGCCTCGAATATGCTTTGCGTGAACCTGACCAAAAAGGTATTTGGGCTGGCACTACCGAAAACGACCGGCGCAAAATACGCTATGGTCCTACACCCGTAAGATAATCTCAAACCAACCCGAACTGGAGACCCGACATGGCCGACAACATAGAAGAAATGACCTTCATGATTAAGAAAGCGGAAGTTGCTATGAAAGCAGCCGCTTGGCAATTAGAACGCCAAACCGAAGATATCTCAATGCTCAGAAAAGCCTTGTTTGAATTGGCTTATGTTGCTGAAGAAAACGGTATCTACCTGTCAAATCTAACTAAGTCAACACAAGACGCCATTGTTGCTATGCGCTTAGGCGGTTTCAAATGAATTGTGAACTATGCAAAACAGAGTTACACACCTTTGATCTTCGAGTGCAAGACCTTTTGCAAGGTGTGTGTCTTAACTGTGGCAAGGCTGGCGACTGGTTACACATGACCCCTGAAGAGTCAAGCCGTTGTCAACAGTTGTATACCTGGGCAAACATGACCGAAAACCAACGCAGAGCCTACGACAGAAACAGGGGATCATGAGCTTCAACCCAGCCGACTACGCCGAAGTAGCAGAACGCCTACCACTGTTCTGGAAAGACTGCGCTCGTGGGCGAATAGTCACAGAACTAATTGTTGATGACGGTACTCGAATCGTAGTTAAAGCAGAGCTGTACGCCGACATTGCTGACGCAGTACCGACAACGACCGGATACGCCGAAGAAGTACGCAACTCTTCAATGGTTAACAAAACCAGTGCTTTAGAAAACTGCGAGACATCCGCTATCGGTCGGGCCTTGGCTAACTACCAATATCAGGGTGCAAAGAAACGTGCTTCACTTGAAGAAATAGTCAAGGTTTATCGTCAAGGCGAACAGGTAGTTGGTGACCGTCCTGCAGCACCATTGACCGCATCAGTGCAACGCACACAAGCTCTTGGCTCATCAGCTGAACCACCAACCGCCAAACAAATGGCTTTGTTGCGTTCAAAGAACTATGAAGGTCAAGCACCAACCACTAAGCGTGAAGCATCACAAATTATTGACGGGCTTATGAATGCTTGAAAAAGACTTCCAAAAAGCAGTGATGCAGTTAGCCAACTTTCGTGGCTGGCGTGTCCATCACACTCGCACAGTGCAGGTCGGCAAAAACCATTTTACACCCGTAGTTGGTGACCGTGGTTTCGTTGACTTAGTGATGGTGCATCCTGCCTATGGCTGTATTTTTGTCGAATTAAAAACTGACCGTGGCCGTGTCAGCCAACACCAAGTTGACTGGCTAGACCTACTAGAAAAAACAGGTATGGAAGTACACGTCTGGCGTCCACAAAACTGGGACGAAATCACTGCTCGTCTAGCGTCTCCACCGGCAAGATTCGAGTTGCCTTCAACCGATTGATCTGCTTGATCATCCCAACAGGGATAGCAAGAATGTGATCAAAGTGATCTTGGTCAAGAATCATTGACTGAGCAATAACAATGTG